TAACCAAGTTGAAGAAGTGTCTAAAGTTAAAGTTATAGTTTTTTGTTCCCAAGTGTTAGCACTCGATATACTATATGATGTAGGATAACTTCTAGTGTTTGCAGCGTTAGTAAAATTTAATCCAAAAGTGCCAGTAAGAGAAGATTTTACATAGAAAGAAAGAGTAACAGTTTTAGCAGAAGAAAGACCTTGATTTAAGTGTGCAGAATCTGAACCCTCTATAGCATATCTAATACTATGATAACTACTTGAAGCTACTGTGTTTGCTCCTAAAGATGTTATCTTACGAGAATATTTAAAACCAGCAGGAGCATCCTCAACTTGTGCTCCTGACTTCCAGCTTCCTTCAGCAGTTGTTGTCCATTGTCCAAATCTATCTACATCTGTAAGTGTTTTCCCTCCACCAATAGTTATAACACTGCTTCCAGATCTTTGTGCTACTGCCATATTTCCGTTAATTATTAAATTTCGATTGGCAACTGGAAAGTTTAGTTTTGCTTGCGTAATACTTCCGTCAGCAGGGGTTGTGGATATGCCTGTAAGGTTTGCTCCACTGATAGCTGGTAATGTACCAGTTATATTTGCAGCTGGAATGTTTGTTAAGTTAGTTGCACTAATAGCTGGTAATGTACCAGTTATATTTGCAGCTGGAACTGATGTTAAGTTAGCTGCACTAGCTGCTGGTAGTGTTGCAGGGAATCGTGCATCAGGTATTGTTCCAGATGTTAAGTTACTTGCACTTAACTGAGTTAAATCTTTTGCAGTATTAGCCGCTACTGCTGTGTTTATTGCGTTGGCTAATTTAGCTTCTGTGACAGCATCATCTTTGACACCATCCGTCCCTATTTTTGTTAATGCCATTATGCTGCTATCTCCATAAGTGTTAAATGTGAAACAGCCCTACTACCATTATTACTGTTAGCATCAGTTTCAGAACGATTAAAATATCCATATATTCCAAGATGATTAAAACTTCCTCTCCATTGCATTTTATAAGTTATTGAATTAGTAGTGTTATGGCTATCATCTACAGCATAAATAGGAATACCAACTTGTACATACGAGGTGTGTGCTTGTTGGTTTCCAGTCATAGATCTTATTCTACTTCCAGCAGTATCACCTATCCAACCTGTAACATCTGCATAAGAACCACCATTTATACTTCTTACAAATTTTCCATAACTATAATGAGTATTACAGGAGTAATTGATTTGTCCCTGTAAAATTATTTTACTATCAGATGCTGTTGGTGTAATAGATAATGAGTAACCACTTACATCTTGAAACGTCTCAGTCATATTTAAACTTTGAGAATCAGTTTTTTTAAAGTATATAACTTGAAGAACTTTACCTGTATCATTTACCCAACTAAGATTACCATTACCATCAGTTCTTAGTACCTGTCCAGCACTACCATCTGTTTGTGGCAGTGTATATACGCTTGCACCGTTAGCTGTGTGTGCAAGCTGATTTGTTTTTATTGTGCTCATGTTAATGTCCCTACCTTGTAAATAGTCAAACGATTATAGTATTGACTGGTATTCCAACTAGACAAGTTTCCAGTTGCTTGTAACTCAACATAATCATTAGCAGCAAATTCGCCTATATAATGGTTGAAATGAATATAGTCACCATTTGAACCAACAAATCCAGCAGTATCCTCAAAGAAATGAGATACAATTGTTCCGTTTTGCATAATACGAAATCCAAAAGTTGCGGGATTAGCATTTCCCGATTGGTATAGTTTTGCTTGAATACTATAAATTCCCGCAGAAGGTAAAGTAAACCTTGAGTTTGCAACACTATTGCCTGTTCCTTTTGTTATGCCAACCAAAGTTCCTATAGTGTCAAACGGACCTATTTGATCGCCAGCACTAAAAGAATTTGCTCCAGAATCTAAATCAAAACTTCCATATGCTTCTATTTTATTTACATTGCCAAATGATAGTGCACCAGATCCATTTGTAGTTAAAGCTTGACCTGATGTGCCATCTGCTACAGGTAACTTAAGTGTTACGTCTGCACTACCTGTTGTTTGAGTCGGAGCATCGAGTGCAACCGACCCTCCAGACTGTGCGTTTAATTTTATACTCATCCTTTTATCTCCATTAAATGTATCGTACTTTTTGCACCAGCTGTACAAACACTCGAAGTACCACCACTATAATCTCTAGCGTATAGTTTGTAAGTAGCTGCACTCGTTGTACTAATACCTGTATCTAAAAACTGAATAGGTTTATGTGCTCTCGTTTCAGATAAGCCTTGTGAACCGTAACAGTAAACATCGTAAGGATCATCAGATTCATATATTGTTGTTTCCGTACCACTAACAGTTCTTGTTAATTTAAAACCTAAACCTTCATCAGCGTTATTAGATGTTGCTATACCATACTGTATAACTGCGTTTATAAATACACTATTTGCGGTTGCAGATGGAGTAATATTTTTCTGAAGAAACATAACATAATTCTGACCTGTAGGCTGTTCCTGTGTTGTAGTTGATCCCTCTACAATTTGTACAACTGAGCCAGTTGGCATATTTGATTTACCTATTTGACCACTAAAGGTCGTTGGTGTATATCCGGTTATTGTACCGTTTCCGTTTATTGTTACTGACATTATACTATTGTCCAGTTAGATGTACTTGGTACTGTTACAGTTACGCCACTGTTTATAGTTATAGGACCAAATGATCCAGCATTTCTATTTGCAGTTATTGAATAATTGTGTGTAACAGTTTGCTGGTTTTCCCAGAATACTGCGTTACCTCCAGAGTTACCTCCAGTCGCACCAGCTTGTAAACCTGTTAGATTCGACCCATCTATAGCAGGCAATGCACCAGTCAAATAAGATGATGGAACTGAGTTAGTCCATGATGTTTGACCATTTGCATCAGTTGTTAATAAGTAACCATTCTGTATATTAACAGGAAGTGTAAGGGTATATGTAGCCCCTGCACTATGTGCTGGTGACTTAATTTTTACACCGTGACTTTGTGCAGAACAATTTAGTTGTAATGTACCATCATTACCTCCAGCACCACGTACCTCTACAACACCTGTACCGTTTGGTTCTATCTGTACATTACCATTATTAGTTGATGTAGTAACTTTATGTGTCTGTACATCTAAGTTTGCACCTAAAGCATTAGTCCAAGTTAAACCACCTGTGTTACCAGATTGTGCAGATAAGAAATATCCATTTACTGGACTGTTACTTACTTTTAATTTAGATTCACTTACAGCATCAGATGTTAATTTAGCTTCTGTTACTGTGTTATCACTAGGTGTACCTATAGCTGTAGCTGCACCAATCAGTGTTACAAATAAACTAGATCCAGCTAATGGAGCTGTACAGAATTTGATTCCGTTAGCACCTTCTAGGTAAAATCCTTCGTTACTTGCATTATATGAGCCAGCATTTGGTTTTTGTATAACACCATTAAGACTGACTATAAGTTGACCAACACTTGTTACGTTAGCAGCAACTCCGCCATCTCTTAAATCATATGATACAATACTACCATTAAATGTAGGTGTGCCTGATGTAGCTCCGTCAGGTACAACTGTTAATAGTTTAAAGTCTCCAACAGAGGTTACAGCATCATACTGTGTGTTACCTAAGTCATACACCTTCATTATATTTGTAGATGTATCAAACCATAGGTCTCCGTCTCCTAGGGCTGAACCGTCAGGATGTGTACTAGGTGCACTAGCACTAATCTGATATCTGTCGTTAAAATCATTAACAAGTGTTTGTGCATTGCTTACACCTGTAGCGTCTACAACGACTCTGTGAAATACGTAAGTATGTAGTGTAGATGTTGTTTCTACTAATATACCTAATCCAGCTGCTGTTGTTGAGCTAGCTGTTAGACCATTAATAGTAATTGTAGCATTGCTGCTGACGTTACCATTTGCTATAGTAGCTACACCACTACCATTAGCAACAAGGTTAGATGCCAAAGCTTTGATACTAACAATCGTACCAGCTCCGTCATTGATGTCAGGGTTGGCGTCTGGGAAGTTGTTTTCATTAGGTATGGGTACGAAACCACCTACCTCTGTTACGACTTCTACAATACGCTCATTGACAGCTTGAGCTGATGGTATCTGTACATCAGTTGCACTACCACCAATCGTTGTAACTATGCTCTTACCATCTAGTAAGTTAAGTTCAGTTGTAGATGCAGTAATACCATCTAATGTCTCTACTTCAGCTTGTGTTAAGTCAGCTAAAGCACCAGCAGTACCAGTACCCATTGTAGCTAGTTCTGTAAGCTCAGCGTCTAGTGGCTGCTTACCATTTATCTGACCCTGTATACCAGATGTAATACCGGCTGCTTGGTTTAGTTCTGCTGTAGTTGCAGTTAAACCATCTAACTTATTTATTTCAGTTGTGTCAGCTGTGACACCATCTAATTTATTTATTTCAGCAGTAGTAGCAGTTACACCATCAAGTATGTTTAACTCAGTTGTATCTGCTGTGACTCCATCAAGTTTGTTGATTTCTGCTGTAGTAGCTGTAACACCATCTAGTATGTTTATTTCTGCTGTTGTAGCAGTTACACCATCTAATATGTTAAGCTCTGATGTGGTTACAGTAGCATCATCTAAGATTGCTAATTCAGTTGTAGTTAGGTTATTGATAGTACCTGTAGTCTGTATATTTTGACTACCAAAGTTAGGATCAACTTTTGTACCATCTATAGCTGCTGACGCATTTATGTCAGCATTGACTATAGTTCCGTCTGCAATATCTGTAGAGGTAACTGTTCCGTCAGCAATCATAGTTGATGTGACGGTTCCAGTATCTCCAGTTGTTACTACTGTACCTGTTGTATCAGGAAACGTAATTGTTCGATCTGCGGTAGGATCAGCTACTGTAATTGTTGTTTCATTAGCATTGTCAGTAGCTCCTTCAAATATTATGTCAGCATCTTCACCTAAGTTAAAGTTACCGGTCATAGTACCGCCGAGAGCACTGATATAACGACCATTAACTTCCTGTGTAACGTATAAGTTCTGTGTAAAGTTGTCGTTAAGATCTTCTGATTTTATAGCTGAACCAGCATAGAATGTAGCTGATAGGCTGTCAATACCTGTCTCTCTGAATATTTTGATTTTGGCTCCGTTAGCTGGAGCAGTATTAAATTGTAAGGTTGTTGCGTTGGTTAGGGTGAAAGCCGTCGTATCAACCGCATCTATAGACGCCTTAACGTCTGATGCCTTAAGATATGGAAATGTGAAAGGGTAAGAGACTCGTGATCCATTACCCGTATAAGAGTCTTGTGTAACAGCCATGTGCTTTAGTTACCGTATTCTATAAGTTGTTTAGTTTCTAGATCTTTCTTTTGTATTTCACCCGCACCTTCTACGTTACCTTCCTTCATGCGGTTTTTAGCCTGTTGTGCATTATAGATAGATGTTTGTACATGTGGATGCTCACGTAAGTATCTCGCTTCAGCTATCTTTAAAGCTTCACGAATCACTTGGTTAAGATCTTGGTGTATGGGTAGTAGAGTGGTTTTTAATTCTATTTTATCTTTATTGGTTTGGTTGTTCTGATTTCTCAATGCCTTAAGAGCTTTAATCTGTTTCTGATAATCTTTGCGTTTCATAATACGCTCGATTTCTTTATACAGTTTTTGCTCACCAATATATTTATTTATTATTTCTCTGTCTTCTGGTTTCCATTCGTATGATCCAGTAGAGTCAAACTTAAGTATACCTAAGCCTCTGTACTGTATGTCCTGTAGAAACTCTCTCCAAGGTTCGTTAGACCCATTAACTTGTATAGGGCTGATAGCGTTAAGTGCACGTAAGAATGGATTATCTATATCGTTAATAGGTTCACCTGTCCATATATCTATTTGATTAGGAAGTTGACTCTTTAGACCGGGTAGTCTGTTTTTAACAAATGCAGTAATCTCACCATTAATATCTTTCTGTGCAGCGTCTGTAGCATTAGCAATAACACCAAGACCTCCACTAGCTGGAATCCATGATGATAAACTTTGTGATACAAGTCTGTTAAATGCACGTACGTTACCGTTAATAGCATCAAACAAAGGCTCTACACCAGCTAAAGGAGTTTCGTTTAGAAATGTAGCACCGATAGTCCAAGCTAATTTAGACTCCCAGTTTTCAAGTAGGTTCTCATCAATGTCACCAGCATAGTATGCTAGATCTCCCATGATAGATAAGATATGTTCGATACCTATAATACCTTTATAACTTACCCACTTGTTACCTATACGTATAGTCTTAGGCTCGTATCCCATCTGGTCTCTTTGCTTGTTACGTTCACTAGCATTGTAGTGTCCATTACCACGAATGTTACCAGCCATAGCATAACCAAATAATGTAGATACAAGTAAGCTACTAAACGCTAGTCTACCTACATACTCTGCACGTAAGTTCTCAAAGATAACCTGTGCATTAGGTTCTTTAGCCATAACAATACCATGTTCTAGTAAAGCTTCAGCTATGTCATCAGTAGTCTTAGCATATATAGTTTTACTATACTTACTAATACCGGGTATCATTGTAATAGGTGTCCATGATGCAGCAGCTCTCATATAGTTAGAAGCTGTACGTGGAAACGCCATAACTTCTTTAAGTATAGGATATGCTGTTGTAGCATCTGTAAGGTAGCTAGCTAATCCGTCATCTAAGTTTAGCTGTATTTCACCAGCCATAGCTTTTAACGTCTTATCTTTAACAAGTCCATCAGCATCGAAGAACTCATTATAATACTTTAGCTCTGCTTCCTTAAGTAGATCTGCTTGACCATATATACTACCAAATTCGTAGAATACATCATCATAAGCTTTAGCTCTAGCTAAGTAGTGTGCTAGGTGTGTGGTTGTAAATACGTCAGGAAATACCATAGCAGTCATTCCGTAACGTAACCCACTCATACCAGCTATTTGCTTAAGTCTAGATGCCATCTTTAACTGATATGCTCTACCCCAGTTACCATCAATCTCGTATAACTTAGCCATATCATCCATGATGTCCCAAGCTTTATCAGTCTTAAATACAAAGTCTTTACGAAACTGTGCCATCATAGCAGTAGGATCTTTATGCGTCCTTTTCATCATCTGGTACGCATCAGTTAGTGCACGTCTGTTTGTTTCCCAGACAGCTCCATTATAATATATAGTACGTCGTATACCATCCCAGTTACCAGTTACAGCATGTCCTAAAGTAGCTGTCAAAGGTCTAAGTATAAGCTGTACACCATTACCTAGTCCAGCTCTAAACGCAGATATACCAGACAACATATTGTTGTATCGTACACCCCATGCAGCCTTAGCAAACAAATTCATGTTTTTAGGATCAGGACTTTTTAACATACCTAGAGGTGTAATCTGATCTGCTGCCCATTTATATAGTTTAGCAAGACTATCTACATCACCGTTAGTGTGTGCATATGCGTCAATCAAGGGACGTAATGCTTCTGGTTTATTCTTACGTAGTTCCTTAAGAGTTTTAGTAAACTTTTTATTCTTAGCGTGTATGCTATTCTCAGCAGTCTTAAACTCATCTAGCAATATTTGTATACCTTCTTCTGCATCACGTGGAGGTATTTGGTCAAACCAGTTTTTGTTACGTAGTGACCAACCAGATAGGTACTTGTTAAGTGCATACTCATCCATTAAGAATTGTAGCTTGCTAAGTACAATATCCATAGCATGTGCGTCATCTACAAATGGAGCCATGTCAGTAATAGATGCTGCAATCGTAGCAGCTTCTCTACCTACTGTATCCATAACTCTACCAGATGATGCAGTTACTTCTCTACCTAAAAATCTGTCGACAAGATCACGCATAGCAAACGCTGCTGCTCTAGCCTGATCTTCGTTAATTACTTCTATTTTAAACTTACCAAGCATCAAGTTCTTTACATCTCTGTTTTCTAAGAACAGTGCTTTTACATCGTCAATAGTAGACATAGGATCTATGATGTCCATATAGATACCCCATGCTGCTGCGTTCATTTCTTTAGCACTAAATCTAACACCATCTACAATAGCATCAAATCTACCTGTCATTCTTGCAGCTTCTCCTACACCCATCACAGCATCACGACTGTTAGAACCTACCATAAGACCTTTACGTCTCATAGAATCTGTAATTATAGGTGCTGGATCTCCAGATGATGTACCAGTTTTGATAGCTGTAGTGTCTGCTATGTTACGTGCTACGTTACCGGGAGGTACTTGCTGTTTAGTTTTAGCTGCATCAGATAGTAAGTCAGCGTTTAAGTCAGGATCTAGACCATTAATATCTAGTTCTAGCTGCTCAAAGTTATTAGCAATCTTTCTATCTATAGCTGCATCAGCTTCACTTGCATTAATCTCAGCCTGACGAGTCATAGCTCCATCAATACCGTCATCACCTAACTGTGCTTCTAAGTTTAGCTTTTCGTTAATGAGCATGTTCTCATTCTGTCTACTTAGATTCTTACGACCTAACGATAGCAGTTCATCTATTTCCTGTATGCGTATTAGCTTGTCAGGATCACCACCAAACTTAAGCACACCTTGTTTGTATTGTTGTGCGTTTGCATCTTTAGGATCAAACCAGCCCATGGTTTGCTTGCCGTTTTTAACATCAATAAAAGCTCCAAGAACACTACCAAGTACAGCAAATGGTGCTGACTCTAACATATTCTTTACTTTTCTTATACCGGGGCTGTCGCTGTCAGCAGTCCTAAAAAAGTCAGGCAAAGGTATTCTACCCTTTGGTCCAAATGTCTCAGGAAACATGTTGCTGAGTTCTGTAGTGATACTGTCATCTTCTCCAACATCACTAAGTGCTAATACTGTAGCATCAACACCTACCTGTGTTGCTAGATCAGCTGCTAGTTTTGTAAACCAAGGCTTTGTAAATAATGCACCACCAGCTAATTTAGCATTAACTGCACTTGACGCATAACTACCACCTAAGATAGTAGGTAATACAATAGACGATACACGTCTTATCATTTGATGAGTAGGGTTGTCAAGCATCGTAGCTTTATCATACTTCTCATCTATCTTGTCAAAGCCGGGTATTAGTGTACCAGCTGCATCCATACCAAAGTCTACAAGACCTAGGCCGGGTGCAGATAAACCTTGAAAGTTATTATCTAGACGCTTGCCTATAATCTTGAGTGCATTAGTATCAGTACGCTCATCTACTCCTTTCTTATATTCTTCATAAGGCATGCCGTGATATTTTTGATACCACTCATCTCGCATCTTGTTTCTTTCTTCTGCCTTGCTGTCATCTAAAGTATTTAAAAAACCAAACTTTTTAACTTGACCATAGTCCCACCAGTTATTATACTCTTCTAACATCTTATCGTTGTTAGCTTTGTCTGATAAGTCTATAGTACTGTTACCTATCTTAGAGTTAAATGGTGAAGGAAATACTGGTGTAGCTTCGACAGCATTTTCTTGGAATCTCATAGGAGCTCCAGCTATCAGTTGTTCTTCTTTATTTTCTTCTGCCATTAATTTCTCTCCTGTAACATGTTTTCAAGTTTTTCTCGTACCTTGTCATCGACCAAGACTTCCCATGCAGATACGCCTAATTGTTTTTCAATCGTCTGTACACATACAGCTGTAGGTTTATCTTGAGGGCTAAGGTTAGAAGATCCGGGTCCAAACTTATAGTTGCACCACTCGTCTCCATCCATCATTACAACTTTATTATAAAACTTAGCATCAAGTAGTGGTTCTAAGCTTCTTTTAAATTCACTAACTGGTATCTTTTTACCTAAACGATCTTTAACAATATGATTCAGTAACTCATTCTTGGTACTACCATTAACAAGATAATCATATAAATCTTGATCTGATATACCTTCTCCCGATCTACTATGTTCTCTCATGGCATACTGTACAACGCCAGATAATCTGTCAAGATTACTATAATTAACTTCTGTCTCATCATCAAAGATTGTATTGTTCTCATCAGATAACATATCGTTAATTTCTAGTTCTGTAATACCGTTATAATTTCTACCAGCTTCTGCACTGTTAGTAAAAATAATTTGACTACCTACTTGTTTATGTCTAAGAGGACCCCAGCCACGTACAGAATTGTCGTCAAATGAGTTTATCTGTAAAGTTTTACCATCACCATAGCCTGCCATAGACTTCACAAGCTCTAAGCTTTTGTTCCATCTATCTTCAGCATTCTCACCTTGCATGGTGCTATAAGTAGATAACAGTAAAGCTGTTACTTTTTGAGTTACACCTTCTTGTGTAATAGTTTTAGATTTAGATATACTATCACGACCCATCATATCGGTAGCAATACCTTTAGATGAAGTATCTATAAAGTCATCAAGTTGACTGATGTCTACTTTAAAATGATTAGCTAGCTCTTGCCAGTTTTTATATGCAAGTTCAAGTTTCTGATCTTTGTCAGTATATCCAGAACCTTTTTCATCCATCATTGTCCATGCA